GGAGAATTAGGTTATGCAAATTGTGAAATATTTCCAAAACAAATTGAGATACAAGCAGATCGTGGAGACACTGGAAACTTTCTTAATCTTCCCTATCACGGTGGTGATGATTCTATGCGTCATGGCTTTAGCGACGATGGTAGCGCTAGTAGCCTTAGCGATTTCTTTACTTTATATGACCGTTATTGTACGACCGAAAAAGATTTAAAAGATTTTAAAGTAAAAAGAAAGAATGATGTTGAATTAAAAGATGGACCACCTTGTCTGTCTATATTGATGTCACAAGGTATACCACCGGGTGGAAGAGATAACACACTGTATCAATACGCAGTGTATGCAAAAAGAAAATGGCCAGAGGAATGGCAAGCAAAAGTAGAAGAGTTTAATCACAAGTATATGGAGACACCATTACCGGCTCAGCAAGTTGTTAAAACAATAAGACAGCATGAGAAAAAAGATTATCAATATAAATGTAAAGATCAACCGATGTGTGCAGTTTGTCAAAAAACAGAATGTATAGGTAAACAGTACGGAGTTGGAACTTCAGAAGTACAACATGATATCAGTGATTTAACAAAGTTTGAAAGTGATGAATCAACGTGGTTTTTAAATATAGATGGTAGAAGATTAAAATTATCGACAGATCAATTATATAATCAACATAAATTTAGACAAGCTTGTATGAATGAAATTAATGTTGTGCCTAATATGATGAGACCAAATGATTGGGATAGTAGATTACAAATGTTAATGGAAACTGTCGTTGTTATACAGATGCCGCATGAGATTACAAAGACAGGTAGATTTGAAACTTTACTTGAACGTTTCTTAGAAGATCAAGGTTCAGCAGAACACATAGATGAAGTAGATATGGGTAAAGCATTGTTTCAAGAAAGAGAATACGAAGAAAAAGAAGGTAAAGTAAATAGGGACACTGCATATTTTAAATCAGAATGGTTGCAGAAGTTCTTGAAAAGGAACGATTTTAAAGACTTTACTGCTACAGAAATGTTGGCACATATTAGAAGTAAATTGAACGGCGGAGATGTAAGAAGAAAAATAAAAGGTAAAACAGCTTATCTTTGGTATGTACCTTGGATTAGAAAAAGTACTGATGAGTTTGATACTCCAGACATGAGTGAGGAGACACCTTTCTAATGAAATATAAAAACATTTTAGGAAAAGATTTTAAATCAAAAGCAGAAGCGAAAAAACATTTTAAAACTCTTCTTTATTCTATTAAAAAACCAGATGTACCAATTTACGCAAGTCCCTCAAAAAGACACGTAAAATTAACAGAACAAACTTTAATTAAACACTCTCACATGGAATATTTATATAATAATTATTTAACAACAGATAAAAAAACACTTGATACTGTTTTTAAGGGAGGAATACCCTATAGTTGGTGGTGTAAAATTAACACTGATGGAACTAGAAATATAGCATTTGAAGTAGAAACTAGAAATCAATCTATAATACCAGTTACTCCCGATCGCATATTTACTTGTTTTGGCACAGCAAAAATAAATAAAAAATTAAATGAAAAGAAAGTTGCAAGACATTTAATTAGTGGTGATCGTGATTGGTATCTATCACAATTTTTAGAAGGTGATAAAAATCCTGTTAAAATTATGTTTTATAAATATGAATGTGATTATTGTAATAAATTTTTTCCTTACAAAGAAATAGAGGTTGATCACGTCGTGTTATTTAACAGTATTTTTAAAGAGTGGAGGGATAACGTTTGGAAAGGTGATCTTAATCCTAATTCATCTTGTAAATGGTTTGAAGACGCAGAGCCTTCAAATGATGGAAAAATTCATTTAAGTGCCGCTAATGATAGTTGGTGTCAATTTCACTCTAACATAGTTCAATATCAAAAATTATGTGAATCGTGTCATACGAAGAAAACATATGGATAGAAATATTATCTTTGGTCCACCGGGAACAGGTAAAACAACACACTTACTACGCATTGTAGAAAAAGAGTTACGTGAAAACAATGTACCTCCACACAGAATTGCGTATCTTGCATTTACTAATCAAGCGGCGGATGAGGCACTGTCTCGTGCTATTGCACAGTTAAGTTATGACTCAAAAGATTTTTCAAACTTTCGTACACTGCATAGTTTAGCATACAGAGAATTACATTTAAAAGAAGAAAACATCATGAGTGATGAAGATTACAAAAGAGTATCTAATAAGACACAGATAAAATTAAGTAATCCAAATAACAACATAAAAAAATATGGTGCCGGTTTTCCCGATGATGTGTTCATGCAAATCATTGATGGTGCAAAGATACGAGGACTAACATCTGAAGCTTATTTTAATTATCCAGATGTTGGAAACGTTGAGGGTGGTTTACGTAAACTAAAATACATTGATAAGTCCTTGCATGATTACAAAATAGAAAGAAACAAATACGACATGACTGACATGATTGTAGACTTCAATAAAAAACATTATGACCTTATGCCAAACTTTGATGTGGTGATTGTAGATGAAGCACAAGACCTTAGTTGGTTACAATGGAAAATGGTAGAGCGTGTCCTTACAAAAGCAAAGCGCGTGTACATAGCCGGGGATGATGATCAAGCAATCTATCGTTGGGCGGGTGCAAGACCAGAGTTTTTGATGAATATGGATGGAACACGGACCATACTAAACAAGTCATATAGATTAGCAGAGTCTATTCATGCAAAAGCAAATAAATTAATTAAGCGTGTGAAAGATAGAGTGGATAAAGAATGGACAGCGCGTGATGAAAAAGGTCAAGTAAATATACATCCGGTTGAGCAGTTACAAAAAATGAAGGAAGGACAGTGGCTAGTATTAGCAAGAGATGGCTATCGTTTAGATAAATTAGAAGATGAATTAAAAATTTATGGTTATTTTTATGAACGAGGAGATAAGACATCTATCAGTAAACTTGTACATCAAGCTATATTGGCATGGGAAGATATTCGCAGAGGAAAAGAATTAGATCTTAAAAGAGTTAAATCATTTTATAGTTACGTAAAAATAAATACAGGTGTCGATAAAAAATTTAAAGGTATGAAAAATGTTGATAAAGAAAAAATGTTTACCTTTGATATGTTGAAAGAAAGTTATGGATTAAAATTAGATAAAGACTTGCCTTGGTTTAAGGCACTAGAAAATATTGAGTCTACCAAGAAGACGTATGTACGAATGTGTTTACGTCGTCAAGAAAACATTAGACGCGCACCACGGATCAAACTGTCCACGATACACGGATCAAAAGGTGGTGAAGCAGATAATGTAATGTTGTTAACAGATTTAACTCGTAAGGCTGATGCTTCATATTGGTCACAACGAGATGAAGAGCGACGTGTATTCTATGTGGGAATGACGCGTGCAAGAAACACTTTGAACATTGTGAGATCACAAACGGACAGAGAATTTACGGAGGCATTTTAATGTTTACAATAGATACTGCATTGAAACAAGTCAGTGTAACAGAGAAACAAATACGCAAGATACGCGCACAGTTACCAAAATTAAACCGTGAGAAAGTTGATCAAGAATTAAAAATATTATTACTTGATTTACAACTACTTACAAATGATTTAAGATCTATCAACAAAAAGGAGAAAGATGAAGACTAGAGAATATTTAGATACAGCGGCGAAAATAGTTATGGGTCAACGTCAACATGATTATGGTGACAAGTATCAGAATCATGAAAACATTGCAAACTTATGGAGTAATTATTTAGACTATAATATATCAGCACACGATGTAGCTATATGTATGCTACTTGTAAAAGTAGCACGATTAAAACACAGACCTACAAAAGATTGTTACATAGACATGGCGGGATATGCGGCGATTGCGGGTGAGATAAATGATAGGAAAGAAGATGACACAAATACCTCTATTTCAAACTCCAAGTGAGTGGACACCACCAGAAAAAGTTCCTAATCTTTCTGAAGCAAAAGAAATAGCTGTCGACTTAGAGACATACGATCCAGACATTAAAACAAAAGGTCCGGGTTGGGCTATCAATAACGGTTATATAGCCGGTGTTGCTATTGCTGTAGAAGGTTGGAAAGGTTACTTCCCTATACGTCATGAGGGTGGCGGTAACTTTGATGAAGGTATTCTTAAAAGACAAATACAAAAAATCATGGACTTACCATGTGATAAAGTATTTCATAACGCCGCTTACGATGTAGGTTGGCTTAGATGGTGGGGTGTAGAAGTAAAAGGTAAAATTATAGATACCCTAATTGCCGCGCCACTTATAGATGAAAACAGATTTAGATATTCACTAAACGAATTAGGTAAAGACTATCTTAAAGAAACAAAGTCAGAAGCTTTATTATACGAAGCCGCGAAGGAGTGGGGCGTTGATGCAAAAGCACAGATGTATAAACTTCCGGCAATGTATGTTGGTCCTTATGCAGAACAAGACGCAGACTTAACATTAAGATTATGGCAGTATTTTAAAGTAGAAATAATTAAGCAAGAGTTATCTAGTATCTTTGATTTAGAGACACGTCTCTTTCCATGTTTACTTGATATGAAATCAAAAGGGGTACGTGTTGATTTAGATAAAGCAGATAGAATAAAAAAAGATTTACAGAAAAAAGAAACAACATTACTGACACAGATTAAAAAAGATACAGGTGTTGATGTTGATATTTGGGCCGCAGTGAGTGTAGCAAAAGCATTTGATAAATTAAATATTAAATACGAGCGCACCGAAAAGTCCGAGCAACCAAAGTTTGATAAAAACTTTTTAACAACACACAAACATCCATTAGCAAAAATGGTAGTACAAGCAAGAGAGTTCAATAAAGCACGCACAACTTTTATTGACACAATATTAACACACTCTTCACACAGTAGAATTCACGCCGATATCAATCAAATGCGTGGTGAAACAGGAGGAACAGTCACAGGACGGTTCAGTTATAGTAATCCAAACCTACAACAAATTCCTGCACGTAATAAAGATATCGGGCCGTTGATACGATCAATCTTCGTCCCAGACGAGGGTTGCAAGTGGGGTAGTTTCGACTACTCTCAGCAAGAGCCTCGCGTTCTTGTGCACTTCGCCGCGCTTACCGGCGGTGGCTTGAAAGGCGCCGACGAGGTCATCGAGTCTTATAAGACAGAAGATCCCGACTTTCATCAAGCTGTCGCCGATATGGCCGGCATTGACCGGAGTACAGCCAAGACAATTAATCTTGGTATGATGTACGGTATGGGTAAAGGTAAACTATCTAGCGAGTTAGGTTTAGATAGAGATGAGACCGAAGATTTATTCGCTAAGTTTCATGCGAACGTTCCCTTTGTAAAACAATTGATGGAACAAGCAACACGCAAAGCGGATAATGTTGGTTTCTTACGCACACTGCTAGGCCGTAAGTGTCGCTTTGATTTATGGGAGCCAAGAGCATTTGGTATACATAAAGCATTGCCACTGTGGGAAGCAGAAAAAGAATATGGACGTGATCTAAAGAGAGCATGGACATACAAAGCATTGAACAGATTGATACAAGGATCATCGGCTGATATGACAAAAAAGGCGATGGTTGATTTGTATGACGAGGGTATTGTTTCTCACATACAGGTACACGATGAATTAAACTGTTCTATTGAGAACCCGGAACAAGCAACACGGATCAAAGAAGTTATGGAAAATACCGTAGAACTTAAAGTACCTTTGAAAGTTGATGCAGAGATAGGACCCTCATGGGGAGAGATAAACAAAAAGTAGGCGACGTTAACGAACTAAAAGCGACGATTAAATTTTTAAAAGAAGGTTA